GCGCTGCCAAGCGGCGTAGCTGCCCCTCTCCGAGCGGAGGGGCGACGGCTAGGTTGCGGGCTACCCAGGAGGCGGTTGTTGTGGTCGCGGTGGTTGAGATGGTGGTGTGGGGTTTCATAGAGAGTACATGCGCGGGACCGGATAGAAGAGAGAAAATCTCATGCCTCGGTCACTGATCTCGTGGGCTCTTGTAGCGACTCCGCAGATCCAGCCGCCCCGCTGAGCTGAGCGCGCCGCAAGCTTCGAGCCCCCTCAAGAGGTTGACTTCGGTCCGCGGGTCGATGACCACAAGGCTCCGGCTCGTAACTGGCGAGTCCCACTGAATCGCCTCCGCCACTGGATGAACGATGATCAGCTTGACCAGCCCGGGCGCCCACGGGCCGCCGTCCGGCACGCGGCTCCGGGTCGTGTATAACCGGTCAACTTCAGCCTCGGTCGCACCCGCCAAGCTCCAGGTGCCGGCCTTCTCAGCAGCGACCAACGCCCTGGCCTGGTACTCGGTCGCAACCTGGCAGGCGAAGGCGAACCTATCGTGCAACTTAATCTCCTTCCACGTCTCGAGCAGTCCACCCGGCTCACCATCGGCAGTCGAAATCAGAGGAACCTCCCCGTACCCTTCGAGCACTGAGGCGATCAACCCGGCCGGCGAATCTGCCACCCGCAGTTCCCCACCGGTCAGCTCCCCGGTCATCCAGAAGGCCGGTGCAGGCTCGCGCTTTGTCATACCCACTACATGCGCGGGACGGTCGACAGACCGTCGACCGGGTCGCACCCGCGCATGCAGTCGGTATGGAAGCCCACCACTACTGCGAGAACTGCCGATTTCTTCTACTGCGTGGCACGACTGCCTCGTGGAAGAACTGCCTTAGGTGCTCGCTGGCGGAATTTTGGTGGTGTCGATCCCACTACGAGGGTGAACCGAAGAGCCGGCACCCAGACCGCGATCGGCTGCGTCGCCGGGTCCGGTGGGTTCGGTTCATCGCGTCGGTGCGTGGGGTGGATGCGTCCCGGCCGTGGTGAGGCCACGCCCGGGACGCCGTGACGGCCACCCGGACGTCGCGCATATAGGCTGCAATCATGCTCCTCACCGATTCTTACCTGTACACGATCCCTAGAGACGTGCTGGCTAGGTACGAATTCGCCGAGGTTCGCAATGCCGCGTCGATAATCGCTCACACGAACCCAGGGGAGTTCGCCGAGGTGATCGATGTGCTCCGGGATTTCGCTGTCGAAGCCCGTGACCTGCTGTTGCCAGGCGGTAGTGAAGGCACCGTCCCGAAGAAGCTGAATGGTGCTTTCCGGCATCTCGGTTGGCGTGAAGCGCGTGTTGACACGATCCTCAAGACAACGCTCGTGGTGTTCCCGTACGCTCCGGCAGGCGAGAGGCACAAGGAGCTAATCGAGACGGAAGCAGAGTTCGAGGGTTACAAGGCCGACTGGGTGAAGGGTCGTGTTGCCGGCGATACGGAGTGGAATGCTAAAGATGGCAACCTGGACCGTGACGTGGCAAGCTACCGCTCATTGTATGAGACAGGGTTCATTGACGGTGCAATCCTCATCACACGCACACAGGAGGACTTGCGACTGCTGGAACAGGACCTGATCGACGAGCTGCTTGAAGCAAACCCTGCGGACGCCGCGGCTTCACTCGGTGCAAGTGAGGGTGTGATCGGAACGGTCGTCACGCGACTTCACAGGGACGGCGTCCAGCTGCGCCTGGGCACCTCCACCACCACAAACCTGCCAAAGCTGGTGCACCGCCTGCAGCGCGGTGACGGCGGCGGCTGCCCGATACTTGCTGTCGCAATTTCAACTGATACGTGGGATGGGTCACGGGTCGCTCAAGACTAATGTCGCCGGCCCCAGTTACAGTTGAGACTTATGAATGGGGAGCACCGGAGATGAGCATTTTAGAAGTGACAGACACCCCAGAGGTAGATACCACGCCCGCGAAGAAACTGCGGATTGCCGCCGAGCCGCTGCGACCGGACATGGACTCCGATGACATAGCGCCGATCCCAGTGACGGCCGGCGGGTGGCAGACAATCCTTGCCGACCCTCCGTGGCGGTTTGCGAACCGGACCGGCAAGGTGGCGCCTGAGCACCGCCGGCTGGACCGCTACTCGACGATGAAGCTGGACGACATCAAGGCGCTGCCAGTCGCCGACGTCGCAGCGAAGAATTCGCACCTATACATGTGGGTGCCGAACGCTTTGCTGCCGGAGGGTCTCGCTGTCATGGAAGCGTGGGGTTACCGTTACGTCTCGAACATTGTTTGGGCGAAGCGCCGGAAGGACGGCGGCCCTGACGGACGCGGCGTTGGTTTTTACTTCCGGAACGTGACCGAGATCCTGCTGTTCGGTGTCCGCGGATCCATGCGCACTCTCGCACCAGGCCGTCGCCAGGTGAACATGCTTGAGACGCAGAAGCGTGAGCATTCACGCAAGCCGGACGAGCAGTACAAGCTGATCGAGGATTGCTCTCCCGGTCCGCGACTGGAACTGTTCGCACGCTACCCGCAGGAAGGCTGGACCGTGTGGGGTGACGAGTCCGCTGAGGAAATCGTGCCGCGCGGGAAGCAGTTCGCCGCGCACAAGTAGTGGGCCAACACGAAGAGAAAAAAAACCGCCAACTGCCTGTTGGGCAGGGAGGGGTTCCTATGTCCGGACCGCGCACCCGAAGCTGTAGCTTTGAGCAATGATCGAATACCTGGCTATCTATGCCGCCGCGTCTTTTACCGGCGCCACGTTCTTCGCGCTGGTCGGCACGAACAACCAGGCGAGACTGTCCAAGAGCCGTCTACTGTCGGACCCTGACGCGCTAATCGTGCAAGCCGGCGGCTTGTGGCTTCCGGTAAAGTGGACGGCCTCTCGGAGAAACAAGCGGGTGCTGGCGGCTATTGAAGCGCAACTGAAAGATGAACCGGGACGCTGGAAGCGCTATCAGATGCTGTGTGGCGAAATGTTCGCGTGGAACGCGCTCGAGACCAGCGTCGCCATCGCGTTCCCGGCAGCGATCGCGGTGCTGGTCGGCACTGTGATCTCAATCCAGTAACCACCAACACAAAAAACCGCCCCGGTCATATTCCTATATGGAAAATATGACCGGGGCGCTTCTCTTTCAGGGCTACGCTGCGTGCTTCGGCCGATATTTAGCCTGGGCTGCTTCCAGCGAGTAAACCGGCGCCTTGGCCACGCCAAGCAGCCAGCCGAAGGCCGGGACGTGCGCAGCCAGCCAGCTGACACCGGCGTAGTAAAGCGAACCTGCGAGCACCGTCACACCGAGGACCGCCTCCGCTTCGACGGCCGGGTCGAGGGTCAGGCCGAGGGAGGCCAGCCAGCCGACGGCCGAACCGACGAGCAGCGGGACAGCGGTGCGGATTAGGGCGATGAAGAATTGGGACATTTGGTGCCTTTCGTTTAGTTGCTAAACCGGGTTCCGCAGACGAGAACACCGGCTGGCCCGGCTGTCGCCGTGAGCTTCCCCGTCGTGCCGCAGATTGCGAAGATCGGGTTCTCCATACGCTTTCCGGGGTAGCCGAAAGAGTGCACGACGGTCTGACCGGCCAGGACCGGGAAGATTATGACGGCAGGAGTAACCCCCAATGTCATGACGTTCCCGTTCGGGTATTTCGGGTCGTACAGCTTGAAGAAGGCGTCGGTGGCGGTAGGGTTCGAGATCGTAATCTCGCTGATCGCCTGCGAGCTCCCGTAGTGTCCGATCCGGGTGGCCACGGCCGCGCCTGTGCTCTCGTACTGGAAGTAGTCAGTGTTGAACGCATACAGCTTCGTCTGGGACGAGGGGCTCAGGACCACTTCTCCGGACACCTGAACCGTCCCGGCAACAGTGATCGGGTCCGGTGCGATCTGCGACGAGAGGGAGTAGCCGAACGTGTACGTTTCGTAAACGTCAGAGGCCCTAATGCGCACCGCGTAGACACCGGCGCAGTTGACGGTCAGGACGCGTTCCATGTCTGGACGGAAGGAGCCGTCTCCGAAGTTGTACGGCGTAGCGCCGGGGGTCCACGGGCCTTCTGGCTGCTGCTGCAACTCCAGGTACATCTGCCCGAAGAACATCTGCATCGGGTCAAAAGTGAAGACAAGACGGCGCCACCCTGTCGTGTCAAGCGCGAATTCCAGGACCCCTGCTGTGAGGGTTGCTGCGCCCGTCTCTATGCGCGGGCCGACCACGAGCGTAGTTCCTTGCACTGCCCCGGCAAGTGTGCCCAGGTGGGCGGCTGCGGACAGCGCGGTCGGCTCAGTGGCCATGGTTTCAAAGGCGTTTCTCATGCTGCTGCTGCTTCCTCGACCCAGAAGGTCAGTTCGGTCTGTGATGTGTCAATCCAGAGCCAGGGGCCTGGCTCAGTTGGTGCGAGTGGCTGGATGAAAGTTCCATGCCCTGGAGCAGCAGCGCCGGCATCACCACGGGGGCCCGGTACGACGCTGTCCGCCCCATCGGCGCCACGTGTGATGAGTACCCCACCGCTCGCACCGACAGGTGCCACCGTGGTCAGGTCTGTGACGACACCAGCCGGGACCTCGAAGGAGAAAGGGTTCCGTACGACGGCCCGGTCGCCTGCGATAATCGCAAAACTGGCGGTGTACGTCCACCCGCTAGGGTTTGCCGCTGGGTCGCCCGTCGCCATGATCCGCGCGCCGCGGTTCGTGCTGCCAACCGGGTACACGAGGTAACCGTCAGCGTCGATGCCGCAGACGATCGGCACCGGCATGATGGTGAACGGGCCGCCGGTGCCGCCTGCAACGAGGATCGTGGTGACGCTCGGCGTCAAGGTGATGGTGCCGGTGATCGCCGAGCTGTCAGGTGCCAAGTCGGCGTCCGGGCCGTCCCCGAGGGCGGAGAGCAGGCGCCCGGTGACAGTGCCGTAGGTGGTAGGTGAGAGGGTCATTCGGATTCCTTAGTCAGCCCTTGAAGCTGCTTGGTGTGCCGTGCGAGCGTGGTTTTGGTGGCGGCCAGTTGGCGGGTCGCGTGCTGGATGCCGGCCTCGATGTTGGCGATCTGCGTGCCGTGGTCAGCGACGGCAGTCTCGGTACGGTCGGTTGCGTCTCGGAGGCTGCCTCCGTGATTCGGAATTACCTCATGCTTGATTCGCGCAACATCGTCGATGAGCGCAGGCAGCACGTCAGCCAGCGAGGTCAAGGCGTCGATTGTGCGGAACGCCCGCCGCAACCACGGCCAGGCTTTCGCCAGGATTGTGATCACCAGGATGATGCCGACCACCCAGCCGGCGAGTGTGAGAACTGACGTGGCATCCCAGAAGGCGCCCCACTCCGGCAGTGAGCTTGTAGATGTGAGCATGTGGAGCCGATCTGATGGATTAATTTAGTGGTGGTGGTGCTGTCGTCATGTAGTACGTGGCTTACCGCGAAACGACCAGGGGGTGGATGAAAACAGAACGCCCCGCCTCCTGGTCGGGAGGCGGGGCGTTCTTGGGTTAGGACCTAGCGGCCAATTACCCACATGAGGTCGAACCAGCGGCCGGTGGAGATGTAGCCGGCGCTGATCAGGTTCCCGCCGGCGGTAAGCCGGATGTTCTGCCGGGTGATGATCTCGCTGCTCGGCCGCATGCCGGGCGGCAGCTGACCCATTGACTGACCTGAGACACCGGACTCATGTATCCCGCGAAGCATTCCAATTCCGCCAGCCTTCGCGTACTGCACGTGCTGGTTCGGGTCGTGCGTGAAACCGTTGATCAGATCAACGTCGGTCCACTCGTACTGCTGGGCGCCGTCGGCGGTCTGCCAGAACCCGCCTTCAATGCTGGTTGTATCGCCGTTGGTGGAGCCGACCACCCCGTATGCGGGCGATATGACTTGTCCGGGGTTCCATGCATTGAAGTAGCCAGGGGTCATGGCGGGGATCGTGCGTGCACGATCCGGCCGCTTCCCCTCTGGGATGGTCGCCAGCGACTGAACTGATCCAAACGTCCACGATGTGCCGTTTGGGTCAGTTCCGAACCCTGCGATGGTCGATCCCGCGAACATGGTGATGCTCGTCGAGATGTTGTACCAAACAGAGTTCAAGCTCACGATTAGGTCGCCGGCGTCAGCGGGGTCGGCGCTTCCGGCGTACCCGCCGCAGAGAAGTGTCAAAGCTCCCGTCGTATCAAGCTCGAGACGGAAACCGGACGAACTCTGGGCCGCGCCGTTGGTGGTGTCGCCGACCGTAGCCTGGAACTGCGTCTTTGGCCGGGCCGGAACGTACACCGGCTGAACTCTCAGCACCATGGTTGTGCCGGCAACCCCGCGACGGCGTAGGACGCCGCTGAGTATCACCCAGTCGCTGGACATACGGCGGATGGAGGGCTCGCCGTAACGGCCGACGTCGTAAGCCTCCCAGCCTTCACCGAGCTCAAGGAGCTCACCAGAGCCGACAGGAACCGGCGAGTCCGAGTCCACCAGCCGCCCGAGGATGGTGTTCGCACCGGCAACCGAACCTACGACAACGACATCGTTGGCGTACGGCTGATAGCTGGCGAGACGGCCGAGCGGTTCGGTGAGGGACCCGCCCATGAGGACGCGGGCAGGTCCGAAACCGATGTGGCCTGCGTCGATGGTTCCGGTCATCAAGCCACCGCCTCCACCAATGCCGCCTGAACCTTTCAGCATGCCGCTGCCGGTCAAACTCGCACCAAGCGACGCCGCACGCTTTGCTAGCCGTGCCGTCAAGTCGGTCAGACGGTCTTCAAGAATGATGTCGACGGAGGTCGTGTGGTCGGAGCCGCGGCGCACTTGGATCTCGGAGACGCGCATGCGGGTGGGCTTGCCCGTGCGGCTCCACACCATGACGTAATCGCCGCATGAGTAGTCGATGCCGGCGATCGCATCCATGGCACCGGTGTTCTCGGTGACGGTGTACATTTGCTTCTCTCCGCCTTGGGCAGCGGCAAGCTGCCCGAGGACCGTGAGAGTCGCTGAGTCAGTCGTGCCTGAGGCGCCGTTCGCCCGTTCGAGCCGACCGAGTCCTAGAGTGTCGGCGCCTGCGAACTCGTGGGCTGTGCCGTCGTCACCTCGGACGATGGCGACAGTCGCGGCGTCAGCGATCGAGGTGGACACCGGGAACTCTGTGGCGTAGCGGCCGACGTAGAAGCGGTCCGCACCGGTTCCACGGTCGACGCCGTGGCCTGGCGAATACACGAGGAGCTCGCGCCCCCGCGTAGACCACTCGATGACGCCTGCCGTTGTCAGCGCGTTCAGGATCGACAGTGAGGTCTGGTCGGCAGGGAAGCTCTGCCTGATGAGTGCTGCGGCACCGGACCACGCTTTGCCATCTGAGTCGACGGATGCTGTAAAGGAGTGTCCGACGTCGACAGCGGCGCCGCGGGCGATGCCCTCTTCCAGGGTGTGCAGGATGATGACGCCAGCTGTGTCGTTCCACTCCCGCTCGGATCCGTCCGAGGAGTGCAAAGTGACGGCGGCCAGTTTGTAGGAGACGAAGCCGACGCACACATAGCGGGTCATGAGCGTGGAGTCGCCCTCGTCCCAGTTGGAGTCTTGAATGAGGAAGCGCCCATGCTCAGGTTCAACCCAGCCGAGCGGCCCGAGCAGCTTGACGGCAAGCTCGGTGCCGTTCACAAGCGAACCGGTCACAACCTGTGAGGCTTCGAACCCTAGGGTAGGCGTGTCGCTGTACGCGCCGCTGTAGGCGATGGTGTTGGCACGGATGGTGCGGCTGAGCCCAGCCGGCACTGCACCCACCCGGTCAAGCCGAATGTCGGCAGTCTTAGAGGACATATGCAGGCCGGCCTTTTAGCTCGAAAATGGTAGTTGCGCCACGTGTGGCAGTGGTCACGGTGAGCTTCCCGCGGGTAACCGCAGGATCTGTTGACCAGGATTCGGTGATCCTAAACGCGTACGGCCCAGGGCCCGTCTGTACGAGGTCGGTGACTTCTGTGCCACCAGACCACGCATCTGTGGTTGTCGTGTACGCACGGCCAGTCGCCGCTTCGAAGCGCAACCAGGTGCCGGCTGGCACCGCGGCCGAGTACTCGAAGAACGACCTGCCGTTGTCCTTGACGCGGAGGCCGGTGAACGGTCCGGCGATGCGGACGCCCGCGTCGGAGACTTTGCCGGTCAGGCCAGGCCAGACGGTCACCGTTTTGCTGGCGGCGTCGAGGAGGGCGGTGGTCAGGGTTTCGGGGCTGCGCAGCCAGATGTAGGGGAGGGATAGGACGATGGTTACTTTGAACTCATCGTTGATGCTCACCAGCTCCTCAGTGATTGTGCGGAGCTGCGCAACCGCAGTGCTACCGCTGTACCCGAGTACGAGCGAGTCAGACCGGAACAGCGTCCGTACTGCGGCGATACGCTCGAACTCCACCAGCATTTCAATGCGGATGGCCGGTACTTCCTCAACCCCGTCCATCTCGATCTGGCCGTCGAACCCGGGGATAGAAAGCTCTGGGCGATTAATCGTGGTGCCTGCAGTGAACTGCGTCTCGCTGGTGACTGTGCCGAGCTTCTGGAGGGGTACTTCGTTGATTTCGTACGCGCGAACAGTGCTCACGTGGTGACTCCTAAGGGGTCTAGAAAGTGGTGGGCGAGGCGCAGCGGCCTGTAGTGCGCTGCGCCTCGGGGTGCGTCAGACTCCGACGCCGGCAGCCCTCGTATTGCGTGTGCTGCGCAGGCTGTCAGAGGCTCGCTCGGCGACCGGGTTGTAGAAGTTGTTGGTCGTCGAGGTGGACGAGCCGGAGCCGGCGGCGTAGCCGTCCTGTAGGGGCACGACTGAGCTGCCGCGGCCCAACTGCAGGATCTCTGGTCCGTTCTCTCCTACGAGAGTTGCTCCGGAGCTGGTCACGTGACCACCTGTGGCGAGCCCCTTGATTTTCTGCAGCTCAATGATCGGGATTTCGCCCCACGACCAGTTGCCAAGCGCTCCGCCGAGTGAGAACAGCCACTCAAGTCCGCGCGCGGCGCCGTTGATCGCATGGATCAGACCATTGACGCCGCCGGTCAGAACGTTCACCGCTTGAGCGCCGAGCGAACCCCAGTCGCTGAAGCCATCGGTTGCAAAAGAGAGCCATGCGACCAGGCCAACAACCGCGGCTACGATTCCCAGGATCACCCATGTGGCCGGTGACGCTAGGAGCGCGGTAGTGGTAGCCCAAATGCTGGCCGCCCACAGCCCGAAGGCGATCACCAGCCCGGTGCCAACTACAGCTGCCACAAGATTTAGCGCCCACGCGTTCTCGTTTAGGTAGGTGAAGACCGTGTTCAGCACCCCCGCTAGGTCAAGCAACAGAGGCATCGCCGCGGTCAGCACCGTCTCACCAAGCGTTCCCCATGCGTGCCCAACGAGGTCGACTTTTCCCGCGTAGGTCTCGGCGTAGGCTGCTCCGGCCCCGCCGAACTCGCTGTTAAGCTCGGCCAGGATGACCTTCTGGGCGCCCATCACGTCCCCAGAATCGACGAGCGAGGCGATCATCGCTTTCTGATCCTCAGTGAACGTGACACCGACCCGGCTCAAAGCTGAGATGCCAGCCACGGGGTCGTTCAACGCCTTGCCGAGCTGGATGGCGCCGCCGGCGACGTCAGTGCCCATAGCCCGGCTCACGTCGGTCATGATGCCGATGCTCTGGTCGAAGACATCGTTGCCTTCACCGGCCGCATTTTTGACATTCTTGAACGTCAAGAGCATATTCGCGCCCATGGTGATCGACTCGGCTTCGGTAGCTGTCTTATTCTCAAGAGACCCCGCTAGCTCATCGATCTTCGCGCGGGTTGTCCACGCGCCGGCGCCAGTAGCTTTCAAAGCAGAGTCTGTCTGCGCGCCGATCGATTCGATCCGCGCGAGGCTATCCACCTGCTGCTTCGCCCACACGGTGATGCCGGCGCCTGCCGCCGCGAGCCCAAGCCCGATACCGGTGCTCAGGTTACGGCCGGCGGTGGCACCGGTGCGCTGCGTGGCAGTGTCGATGACACCGTCCGCTTCACCGATAGCCCGGCGGGCTGACGGAGCGATATCCGAACCGGAGACAACTAGGCTCATATATGCGGTCAAGAGTTCTACGCCTGAGGCCATAGCCGAGTTCTCGTTTCTCTATTGTGTTTTTGTGCCCGGCTTTCGGCGTTCGACTGCAGGGCCGTTCATCTGCTCAGCCCACGCATGGACGTGTGCTGGGTTGGTGCGTGAGCGCACCTGCTCGGCTTTCGCCTCGCCCCGTGACACCATTTCCACTAGGAACGCGGCGGGGCGCGGGAACTCGGGCGGGCGCTTGGGTTGCGAACGGCCTTTCGGGGTGTTTACCGCGACAAGGATCCAGCCGAGGTTCTGCACAGCATCGATCAGCTCAGCTGTCATTGACTCGCTTTGGCCCCAATCGTGGCCGTGAATACTGCGGTAGGTCATCGACCCGGGCCCGAATGTTGCCTGTAGCAAGTTCAGGTCACGCCAGCTCAGCGCTGGTGTGCCCAGGTCGTCGAGCCGGTAGCCGGCTCTGAGGAGGTCAGCCTCCAAGGCAATTCCGTGGTCCCGGATTAGCTCTTGGAGGGCGAGGATTCCGGGAGTGTAATGCCCGATGCTTCGTGGTAGGCCTTCAGAAGTTCGTCGGTTTGCTCCTGCTCGATTTCGTCAACTGCGGTGCGCGCAGCTGGGTCGGCTTCGAAGATCATGAGCAGGTCGGAGAACTTAAGGTTCTCTTCTGTCAGCTGTGACAGTCTCGCTTTCAGTCCGTTCTTCACGTACTTGAGGAGTGGGATGGAGTACACCGGGCCGTCGGCGACGACCTGGAACTCGAACCGGTTCTGCTTGCTGGATGCTTTGGATGGTGGGACTTGAAAGACCATTTGCCGTGCTCTTTTCTGCTTAGCGCCGCGCTTAAATGGAGCCCGCCCCAGGTGCACGGCATGACCTGGGGCGGGAGAAGGTGGGTGTTGGCTACGCGGCTACGAGAGCATCAATCTCTGTGATCTCAGTCACTCGGACGTTGGTGCCGTCGGTGGGCTTGAGGACGTTGAGGACTGCCTCATACACAACCCCGGGTGCAGCAGCCGAGTAGGTGACGTCGCCGGTGCTCTGAGCCTGCGCGAGCTTGATGATCTCCCGCTTTTTGTTCGGGAAGTCTTCGAGCTCAATGACGTACTTGCGGGCGGGGGAGATGAACCCTTCGACGTGGCCGACGGTGATCGTCTTGCCGTCTGCTGAGACGGTGACGTTCCCTTCGCCGCGAAGCTCTTTCAGCACGTCGACGTTCAGAGCCTCCGCGAATGTGAGGCCGTAGGACATCGGGTGGTCGGTGACGATGTTGCGGATCGTCCGGTTGCCGGCGTCCTTGATCGCCTCGACAGCCGGTTCACCGCTGCGCACGATGCCGTCTGCGGTGATTGCCCCGAGCTGGGCCCAGATGGCGGGCAGCGGCGTGGTGGCGTCAGTCGGGTCGGCAGTGTCCGCTGGTGCGGAGTAGAGCATGCCGGCGATTGCGGGTGCGCCGACGAAAGTGTTTGCGTTGCTAGTCATTGTGTTTGTCCTTCTGGGTTATGCGGCGCGGCCGCGGTAGCGGATGGTGTGGATCTGGCGATAGCGTGACTGCCCGGTCGGTGTGTCCGGGAAGTCGACCGGGCCGCCGGCTTCGTTGTGCAGGTAGAACTGGACGCCGGCGTAGAGCCGGAGTTCGGGGATCAGACCGCGCACGGTCTCGGCAAGGCCAGAGGCGGTTTCGCTGTCGCTAGCCCAGGTGTCGATGGTGATGAGCGGGGCGGCCATGGAGGCCATGTCCTTGCGGCCGCCGCTCACCCGCAGTTGCACGAGCGGGCGTGCTGGTGACGCTTGGCTGCGTCCAGCTGGGATCAGCTTCGCCACGTCAGCGTCGACGGAGAGTGCGGCGAGCTGACCGGAGAGCCAAGCGATGAGCAAAGCTTCGATGTCAGGGAACTTGATCACGTTCAGTCCCTCCCCGCTTCAAGCGCCCGGGTGAGGGCGCCAGACTCTGACTCCGCCAGGCGGGCTTCGACGGTCTTCGCGATGATGACGGCGCGTGCACGTTGCGGACGACGTGTCGTCAAGTTCTCTTCGACCACGAAGTGATCCTCGCCGGCACCGCCAGCGACAGCGCCGTTGGCTGCGGCAGCGATCAGCACAGCACGACGGTTGAGCTCAGCAACGACCTTGTCGTCGGTCATGATCTCTGACCAGGCAGCGACCCTGAATTTGATCTTCTTGAGTTGTTTCATCTGCGTCACAGGTCGGTCGCTTTCAGGCTTACTTTGATGTACCGGGTGAGCGGGCTCGGGCCGTTGAACCAGAGAGGCTCACCGTCCACCTCGTACACGCGGCGCTTGCCGCGAGGGTTGGTGTACCGGATGCGATCCCGGGCTTCCACGTCGGCTGTGAGCGCCGCATACATGATGTGGGTGACACCAGAGCGGCCGTCCACCTCATCGGATGTTGCGGCACGGAGCAAGACACCTTCGAGGTCGAGCAGGTATGGGTTCGTCCAGTTTTCGCGGGTGCCGCCGTGTGCGCCGGGCTCCGAGACGGCCCGTTCGCGTACCGCCGTGTCATCACGCAACATTAGGAGCCACGGATTCGGTAGGGGTTGAGCTGTTCGCGCTCATGCGCCATGAGGACGATGCCGCCGGCAACACCGGGGGCTGTCATTGATCGCTTCTCGGAGATGTCACCGGCACGAGCTTCAACGAGGCCGCCGGGGGAGGCTTCTGCCCGGGCTGCCATCTCACGGATCATCTCCACAACGATCGGGACCGACTCGTAACCGTGGGTGAGCGTGATCCGGACTCCGCGCAGGCTGTCCGTCCAGAGCTGACCAGCGGGCAGACGGGCGAAGCCGAGCTCGCTCCATTCGAGCGTCTCATGGTCGATGGCCTGGCCGCCGTTGGTCAGGCTTATCACGCCGGTTACGTGGTTCGATGGGAGGAACAAGGACCCCGTACCGGAGCCGTCAAGGACCATCGTTTCGGTGACCGCGGGGCAGATGTGCCATCCGCAGTAATCTCGGACAGCCTGCTCAGCGGCAGCTAGAAGCTCACTGCTGCGGAAGTTACTCGGTGTCGGTAGCAATGTCGGGTATTCCAACAGTCGGCTCCTTCGGCTTGCGGGTGGATGGTTTACGCGCCGGTTTGGCGGGCGCAACAGGTTCAGGGGTGGCGGGTCGCGCGTCAGGCGCGACCAGGCGGAGACGCTCGGCGTACTCGTCGGTGTATTGGACGGTGAGTGTCAGTCCCGCGAGGGTGATTTCGTAGCTCTGCATGGGTGACCTTCGTCAGATGTTCTGGGGTGGAGCACGAGCAGGACGCAGGCGGTGAGGCCTGCGTCCTGCTCTGGGTGGCCGTGAGGCCGTGTGCTACGCGGCGGTAGCGAGGGTCAGCTTGATGAACGCGGCAGGCCGGTTCACTTTCAGGCCCAGGCGACGTTCAGCAACGATGGTGCTGATGCCCTTCACGAAGTTGCCTTCGTGCGAGTCGGTGATCTTCGTGCGGACGCCGCCCTTTTTCAGGACCGTTCCCGTAGCGAAAGCGCCGAGCAGGACAGTGCCCTGCGTGATGGCCGGGGTGACCACCGCGGTGATGCTCCAGATGCCCTGGGTGACCGTAGCCACGAAGGGTCCAGCGCCGAGGTACGCGCCGTTGCCATCCTTCGACAGGATCAGCCGGTCGAAGTCGAGCGGGTTGATGACCAGCGCTGAGGCCTGACGGCCGGAGGCGATAGACACCAGGGTCGACGCGCGCTTGATGCTGTCTAGGTTCTCGGCAACGGTCGGGGAGACGAGCGTGAGCACGCCTGCCCGGCGCAGGACGCCGAGGACATTCGGGCCGGCACCGTCGCCGTCGAGCAGCTGACGGTCGGTCTCAACGTTCAGGTCGGTGACCAGGTTGTTGTTGATCTCGGCCGCAACGTAGTCGAGGTCCTCGAGCATGTCATCGCTCAGCTCGGTGAAGCCGGCGATGGTGGAGATGCCCTCCTGGCGCTCTTCGTAGGTGTAGGTCACCTGAGCCTTGGCGTCGCCCTCAGCGACCGCTGCGACGCTGCCCTGTACGGGAAGCTCCACGCGGTACTTGAGCGCGTTTCCACCGAGATTGCCGGCGCTGAAAAGGGCCTCCACGCTCGGGATGGTGCGCACGTTGCCGACGATCTCGCGATCTACGTCAGCGACGATGTCGGTTCCGACCAGGGTCGGGTCTCCGACAGCCTTGAACTCCGTGGCGGAGCGGGGGGTGCGGGTGGCCTTGAACCCGGCGAGGTCCAGGGACTTGACGGCGTGGGCGCCGAGCGTCTTAGCCTGTGCCTCCGTCGCAACGACGGCGGGGCCGGCTGCGGAGAGGGACTTGATGAGGGCTTCGCCTTCGGCGACGGAGGCCGCGTTGGCCTGAGCGGCCTTGATCAGGCCGGTGACGACCGTGAGGCGGGCCGACTGCTCGTCGGTTGCGATGCCGGACTTGGCGGCGCTGATGAGGGACTGAGCCTCGATGAGTAGAAGATCCATTATGGGAGGAGCCTTTCGATGTTGATGAGTTGGATGAGTGTTTCCAGCGACTTGACTTCTGCCTCGTGGGCGGCCTTCATAGCAGGCGGCTCCTCGACGTTGACCGGTGAGGGCTCCTCCGTCTTGACCGTGCTTTCGGGTTGCGCCTTAGCATCCGTCTTCGTCGTGTCGGGTTCGACTGCTGCAAGCAGCTCACCCAGGGCTTCGTACGCGGCGCGCACCGTGCCCTCGTTCTTGGACGACAAAACTTTGCCGGCCTTGATCTCAGCGGTCAGGGCTGCAGCCTTGACGCCGAGAGATTGTGTGTCGGGGTTCGCGCCGACCAGGGTTGGCGAAACCTCGAGGAGTTCGACTTCGTGGAGCTCGACGACGGAGTGGCCGTCACGCTCGCCCCAGCTCGACCGGCGAACCTTGAAACCGAAGGAGAACTGCTTGACAGCCCTTCGCTGCAGAAGTCGGAATGTCTGCTGCGCGGTCGGGTTTTCCATGTCGAGCTGGACCTTGACCCATAGGCCTTCGTCGGTCTCCTTCGCTTCGAGCACGAAGCCAATGTGCGCGAACGGGTCGTTAAGCTGGTGCGACCAGAGGCAGGGAATCTGATCCCCGCTGGCGGCCCACTCGGCAAGAGTGTTCGCGAACGCGCCCGGCATGACTGCTTCGCCGTACGAGTCGACGCTGTAGGTGCTGACGATGGCTTCGAAGATGCCCTCGCCGTCGAGCTCGGTCAGCGCTTTGAAGCTGGCCGATGCCTGTTTGATCTGCATGGTGTCCTTTCAGGACTGCGGGAAGTTGATTTCGACGGAGCAAGCGCAGTTAGCGACACCATCGGCGCCGCCGGCCGGATCACCGGGCCACTGCTGTCCGCTGCTGAACGGGGCGTTCAGCGCGACCGTCTCGCCGTTCATGGCGGCGTGGTCAGCACGAGGTTTTGCGGAGTTGGTTGACCAGGTCTTCGTCGCTTTGTCACCGGCGACCTGCTTGGCTACCTCAACGACTGCGAAGGCGACCAGGGTGGTGACCAGAGTCTTCGCGATCACATCACCGCGGGAGCCGCGGGCATCCTCGAAGGCTGCTTCCGGCGTGTTCGTTGCAACGCCGTCGGCGTCGAGTGCCGGGTCGGCGAGAGCGGCTTCGATCGCTGCGAGTGTTGTCGCGTTGACTTTGGCGGCCCGAGAGTCGGCGATCGCACGGAGGAAAGCTTCCGTCTGTGCGACGTTGTACTCGTCCGGGCCGAAGCCCACACTGTCGAGGGCGCCGGCGCTGACCTGGCTGGTGACGAGTAGCGCCAGCTTGAACAGGTCATCTGACAGCTCACGGTCCCAGCGTTCGGCATCCCAGAAGTCACCAGCAGCTTTCGCGCTGAGCTTCGAGAGGACGGAGGCCTGCTGACGTTTGAAGAAGCGTTCCAGGCCAGTGCCGACCGCAGTGACGCTTGCCTCGTCAGCAGCGCCGGTCATCGGCGGTTTTGGTGCGCTCGCTTTGATCCGAGGCGCGCCAGCTTTCACCGGCGGCATCTTGGCTGTGCCGACGTCACCCAGGATCAGGTTCATCGGTGTGGCAAGCAGGTCAGCGTCGCCGTCGAGATCGCTCATGTTCAGCTTCGCCCGCGCCTCATTCGGCGTGAAGATCGGCCGGCCGGTTGCGGAGAGCAGGATGGCCATCTCTTCAGCGGGGGTACCGGACAACTTCTCCTTGATGTTGAACTCGATGTAGAGGTCGGTGCGGTCCGGATCGACGCGCGGGATGAGCTGCATGACGAGCTCCTGCACCACCTCGGCCAGGAGGGGGCCGAGCGTCTCGGTGTACGTCATCGTGCGCAGCTCGCGCACGTTCGCATAGCTGAGTCCGCCGGTGGCGCCAAGCTGTGAGGGGTGAATGTGGAAGGCGCGGGCGGTGACTTCGAGGCTGAGCTGGGTCAGCTCGAGCATCTGCTCTTCTTTGGCGTTGAATCGGCCTTGGGAGAGGGTCATGCCGTCTTCAAGCAGCAGAGTGCCACCCTTGCTGGCGCCGTCGCTGCGGAAAGCTCGGAGGCCTTCCAGGAACTTCGTACGCCCGCCCTTCTCCCACTCGCCGGAGTCGGCGGGGCGCGAGATGATCGACCCCATTTGGCCGCCGTTTTTAAGGGCGGCGATCCGGAAGATCGACTGGTGGATGTCCAGGGTCAGAGTGTCACGCAGTGTTGTAACGGCCGGTGAGACTGAGGTGCCGTAGTACGGCGACCAGCCGCGCAGGTGAATCAGGTTCTTCTGCTCGATGACGGTCGTACCCTTGCCACCGGAGTAGCGGACGCGCAGCGTGCCGAGCTCCTCGTCACCGTCCAGGATGCTGACCGCGTTGACGGCGAGCGAGCGGAGCGTCCAGCCGTCGGCGGTCTGCGCGATGAGCACCCATGCCTCGTCGTACAGCACGTAGTCGCTGACCAGCGCCCGGATCAGGCGGTAGGTGGTTAGCCCCGGGTTCGGGCGTGCGAGCACCTTCGCGGTGTTCGAATCGCGGTTGCGCTGTCGGTCCGTTTCGGATACGCGCTCGAAAACATGGACGCCGAGCTGAGCAACGTTGCGGCCTAGGAAGTCGACGCACACGTGAACATTCGGCTGGGTTGCGTACAGCCGAGCCGGTGACATACCGCCTACCTTGTCGAGCAGCTGCCCGGCCTCAGCTGCGGTGAAGACCTGGCCGGAGAGCTGACCGGTTGTCGTGCCGGTTGCAGCGCTCTTAGTGTTGAGGCCGAGGAAGGTTTTTAGCCCCATAGTGTGTACGCGCTTTCTGGTTCGTCGGGATCTGTCTCTGTCTCGTAAGCCGAGATGCGCTTCTTGGCCCGGCGCAGGTCGGCGACGGTCAAGCCCCAGTAGGCGAAGGAGGCTGCTTGGAGAGGCGCGACCTCGACCGGCGAGCCCTTGTCGTCGAAGACGCGGATCTGGCCGAGTGTCTTTGTCTGGGCGGCGGAGGCTGCCAGGTCCAGGAGCTGCTGACCGCGGTGGTGCAGCCGGCCTTCTTTGACCGCGTCGTAGAACGCTCCGAAGGAAGCACCGAGGTCAGTGCCTTTTACCGGGGTGACCGGGAAGTGGGCGGCTTCCAGAAGCTCAATGAGCTCGGTTGCGTTCGATCCAGACCCTTGGATGAGGATTGTGGAGGCACCGAGCTGCGACCATTCAGGCCACTGCTTGGCGAGGGCTGGCACCACCCATGCACTGCCGGCGCGCTGCGCGATCGTCTCGATGTGAGCCTTGCCGTCAGTGCGCCAGCCGGCGATGCTGATGTAGGTCATGGCTCGGTCGAACCCGGTCTCCACCGAGACTGTGAACTCCGACGCGGGATCTATTTCCGAGTAGGCATCGGTCAGCGCTTCCCAGGCGCCAGGCTCCCATGGGCCCATGACCTCGGTCTCAACCCACTGGCAGAGATGCTCAGTGCGGAACGCGCGAGGGTCAGGAGCGGCGGCGGCTTCTTCAAGCACCGCGATGTCGAGGGTGTACCCAAGTGAGGGGTTCGCTTGCGCCCACGCTGCCCGGTCGTCAAGGTCGCAGCCTTCAGGAGCGCTCCATTCGAGGATCGCTACGCGGGCTGTCGGGTCGTTGATCTTGCTGATGGCGTCGTTGCGGAGCTCACGGAGCACCACCGACTTGCCGGTGCCGGCGTTCGAGACTCCGACAGCCATGCCGTTCGGGCGGGCGGTAGTCGTAGCTTTCGCTGCCGTCCACGCATCTCGTGTCTCCTGGGTGCGGAGCTCATCGAAGAACAGCAGGTCGGCCGACCAGCCACGGGTGGCGTCAGGCTCACTGGATTCAGCGCGCCAGGCGCTCCCGTTCTTTAGTGGGATGCACAGGTCACCGTTGGCGATCCGAGGTTTGAGGGTCTGCGCTTTCAGGGCGGGGATCGAGAGGACAAGCTTGCGAGCTTCATCCCACGGCTTCTTCGCACCAGCGAGCTTGTGGGCGACGCCGAGCACGAGCTCACAGCTGGGGTCAGCGAACAGCCGGTACAGCGCCATGATCTTCATGACGGCTGACTTGCCGTTCTGTCGGCTGACGAGCAGGAGCACAGTGCGGAAGCGTTGCTTGCCGTCGAGGCCGAGCTCGAGCGCCCGGATCAGGAAGTCGGCCTGCCACGGGATGAGCTCCATCCCAAGGACACGCACGCCGAATTCGATGGCTGCGAAGCCGCGGCTTGTCTGGCGGGTGAGTTCTCGGAGCGGCTTCGTGAAGATACGCGGGGTGGTGACACCGCAGATGGGGGAGAGCGCCGGGTCGTATTGCATGAGCACGGCGCACGTTCCTTACATCTAGGCGTTGGCCTCCGCTTGCAGGTTTGCGAGTGCGGCGGCTGCCGAGTCGGTTTCGGTATCGGGGGCGGCGGCCTCGCGACCGTCGGGGGTGCAGCCGAGCGCGCGCAGCACGTTCAGCAGGTGCGGGCCGAGGTAGAGGGCTTTGGTCAAGGTGCCGGCGTCGCCGGCTGCCTTCGCCATGTCGATCGCGTCGGCGTAGGTGAGGGCGAGCAGCTGGGCTCCAGCGTCAGCGGCGGTGATTGCTGCTGACGCTTCAAAGGAAGCGAGTACGGCGGTTCGGATCTTGCGTGGCGCGGCCATAGGCTCCGTTCAGGGGGATGGGGGGTAGGCGACCGGGGAGAGAGGCCTACTATCCGGGGAAGGCGTCCGCGTTAATTTGATCTTCAACATTTCGATCCCCCTACCCTCAGAGGATTAATCCGAGGCGAACCATTCACGGGAAAGAACCCCGAGGCTGGGCGGCGTCCACTTGTTGCCGCGTCGGCGGTTGCACCCTCGGTGGGAGGCCCGGAGGTTAGCCGGGTCCTCGGCGCGTTCAGGATGGGTGGACACAGGGTAGATGTGGTCGGGTTCCCAGACCGCGTCGTCGCTGGTGTCTTTGATTGCGTAGTCGATGGCGCCGGGTGAGCAGAGCCAGCACTTCGCCTGCTCGCGTTCACACTTCGCCCGGAACTCCAGGCGGATAGCTTTCCACCGGCGGGTGGAGCGGCCGGCGTTCTTGGCGACGCCAGTGTGTGCGGCAGCCATTACCTGATCAACGCCGTCAGCCGGCGCAGGATGTGCAGCTGGATGTCGAGGAACGGCATCGCCAGACGCTGGAACCACATAGGCGGTACGTGCTTCATCACGTTTCTCTCTGTGCGGTGTCCTTCATGCCCCGGAGATCATGGATCCGGCAGAGCACGACGAAAAGCACGACGTCGACAACGTCGTGCTGAGTCTGTGCGTGTGTTTGTGTCTAGTGGCCGCGGCCCAGCGTCGGCAGGCCGCCTCTGACTGTGTAGGCACCGTCAGTGGCGTAGATCTTGCGATCCATCTTGTCTACGAGCTTGCTCATCCCGAAGAGCGAATTCTTACGCTTCTCACGCTCTCGCTGCTCGTCGGCCGCGATCTTCGCTCGTATGTCGGCATACCGCTTGCGGGCTTCGCTAGCACTCGCATCCGCGGGGTGATTCCTCAGGTGACGCTCGCGCTTGCGAGCGGATTGAGATGCCATCTCGGCGGCGACGGCATCGGCCTTGGCTAGCCTTGCGCGATCCTCGCGGTCATCGCGCCGTTGCTCGTCGCGGATTCGGAGTGCCTTCGCGTGAGCGGCTACCAACCACGGCTCGGCTGGTACGACCCCTGTGCACCGCTCGCCCGCTGCATTCTGATGGATGCTCATCCGGCCACCGCGTTGGACGGCGTGCCGTTCGTTGCATGAGAGACAGATGCGAAACTCAAGACCCATAATGCCCCCGCCGGTAGTGATACCGACAGGCTACAGGCGTTCTGAGTCATCCGGCGCGCCACTCACAGGAGCGCGCTTACGCCCAGTGCCGGCATCCCTCAAGGCGTGGTACTAACCCGGAATAGCGCAGTGGCTATTCCGGGTTATGGTTCTGCTTGAGACGCCGCCTAGCGCCCGTGCCGGTTGAGCCAGGCGGCGGTGAGCTTGTACAGCGCCCGGATGGTGTTCGGACCTGGTACACGGTCGATGTCCCCGCCGTAGCCGTACTCCCGGCCTTCGGTTTGCGCGAGCAGCCAGAAGATACCGCCGGGGGCGCCGTCCTCTTCGGTGGAGGTGCGCGGCAGCTCGCCGCGGCCCTCGTTGAGGATGGCCGCTTGCAGCCGTGCGTGTCCGTGATGTGTCATGGCGCCCGGTTCACCGTCGATGGTACCGCCTGGGTACCAACCGCGGACAGCCAGCTCTGCCTGCACCATGGTCCAGTAGATGCTGCCCGGCTCGCCGTCCTCCTCTGTGGAGGTGCGGCGGCGTCCGGCTGGCGCTTGAGTGCCGGCGGCTGCAATGGTTGAGCCCCCACCACCGAAAAGGTCGGACGCGGAGATCTTGGAGTAGTTGCCGTCTACCGTGTGACCGGCGATGCGAGCTGAGGATGTGAACTGGTGAACATCCCAGCGGGACACTGATCTGTTTAGCGCAGGCTCATGGTCGGGTGTGCGCCCGGTCGGCTGTCCACCGTAGGCAGCCCACCAGATGCGAACGCCGGCGTCAGTGATGCGTGACCACGGGGTGTGCGAGCGTGTGAGTGACGCCGGGGCGTACAGCCAGAGGCGGTTCCAGCTGATACCGGTGCGCCGCTGCACCTGGGCCAGGAACTCGTAGGCGGCTGCCTGGCCGAAGAAGGTGGCGTTACTGTCGAGCGGCTCGTTGTCGAACGCCAGGACGTCGTGCTGGCCGTCGAACTTGTAGAGGTGGTCTACGAAGTAGTTGGCTTGGGCGGTCGGGTTACCGCGCCCAACGACGAAGTAGTGGCCGATTCGGAGTCCGGCGGCGCGAGCCGCATCCACATGCGCGTGGTAGCTGTTGGCTTCGTATAGGCCGATGTTGTTGCCACTGGCTTTGACGATGACGAACTCAACGCCTTCGTTGCGCGCCTGGTTGTAATTGATGCCGGCCTGGCCGGATGAGACGTCGATACCAAAAGTCAAGGCGTGCTCCCTCTGAGCGGTTGAAGTAAAAAGGCCGTCGTGGTGACGGCCGAAAAGGTTGGGCCTGCTGTTAGGAGTAGGCGGAGAAGCCACCGTCAGTGATCACGGCCAGCTCAATCTCTAGGTAAACGGCCGGGTCAGGGTCGTTGGAGGGCGCTGCCCACAAGAGCGTTGAGTAGGCACTGCTCGGCAACAGGTCAGGCGCGTAGACCGCCAGGTCCACAGTGCCGCCCAGACTCACCGGTCAGCCTGCTTTTCGAACCGTTCGGCGACCCGATCACCGTCGCGGACGAAGCGGGTTCCGGTGGGTGCTGGGATTTGGTCAGTCATTGCAGGCTCCCTCTGAGCTCCGGGTGTACGCGGTATCCAGGTAGGGGTGAACAGCCGGCTGCGCGCTCTTTGTGCAGCACAGCCGGCTGTTCAGGACCGGCAGCACACCAAGGGAGGGGAGCGCGCTGCCGGTCGTTAGCCGGTGGCGCGGATTAATCCGCACCTCTTCCGGCCGGTCTTGAGAAGGGGCTCTGACCCGCACACCTGGTGGCGGTGGCGGCCTTCGCAGGCGGCCGGTGCTCATGGGTGGGGTTGGTGCGGCGTTTGCGGCGTGGGCTGCGGGGGCGGCCGTGGTCACGCAGGATGCCGGTGCGCTGTGCACGGGTCAGAGAGTGTGGGGAGCCCACCGCATCGGTGGCCGGTGCGGGCTGGCGGAATTTGTCAAGGTGAATGAGGCCAGCGTGAGTTTAGGCGGCTAG